GGGATATATTAAAAAATGGAAACTGATATAGGAAATCCAATTGATTATAATCCAGCGACCGATCCATTTAAAGATCAAGGAAAGGATGAAGATAGTACACCAATAAACGATCAAAGTTTACAACAAAATGATCAATACTATTTTCAACCTTCAGAGATGATGTATCCACAACAACAATTTCAGTCATATCCGGAAAGAGTAGATTTTCTAACGGGTGTAGACAAATCCACATGGATTATAGCTTTTGCTGTCTTTTTATTAGGCTTTTTCATGGGGAAAACCATGCAACCAGTGATCCTCAGGTACGCTTGAGTATGGAACAAAGTCACCAATGTCCCCATAAATTGGGATAATCTTCCCTGTAATATCACGATTCATAACCTGTGTTGGATACACTGGCACAATAAACGCATCGCGAGTATCCTCAATAAATCCATGAGCTGTGCTCACCTTCTCATCTCTCCTACTTTTGTTTTTTGAAGACATACCCTGTTCAAAAAACAAAATAAAGAACGCACTTGTCAAAAGTATGGTCATAAGAATTTTCCACATTTTGCTTTAAAATTAACGAATATTATATTTAGGCTGATGAAACTTCTGGTTCACCCTCATCTTTAGCTTCTTCAATCTTAGCTTCGGTAGAAGAAGCCTGCTCTTCGCGCCATTTGCGTCGCTCTTCCATCTCAGTGGCGACAACGGCATCAGCCTCCTTAACAAGATCTTCCATAGAGGCGTCTGGCTTTTCTTTCTTGAGGCGCTCAAGAACTTCGGCTGGGTGGCTCACGGGTGGTTCATCTGGCTTGGTGTAGAAGAGTGAGTTTTCGTCACCAGGTTTCGCGTATGACTTCGCCTCCATCATGTCACGCTTACGCTCGTTGAACATCCGCGCAGCTTCAGATTGGTTCTCCTTGTAACCACTCATGATTTCTTCCAACTTCTCATTTTGGTAGTGAACATCCTCAATCTTGAGAGGATCTGGGGGGATGAGAAGCCACTTGTACATGTCAACAACATAGATGTCAAAGGTGTTATCTTCTTTTTGAAGACGCTTCGCGTGCGCGGCAGCTTCGTCGCGAGAGGCGAAGGCACCACGAATCTTGATACCGAACTTATCGTTCTTTTGTGGCGCTTCTGGACCAACGACAGAAAGGCATGCGTATAGCTGACCAGGAACAGTGGTATAATCTTGCTCGAGAGACATTTTATGTGTTATACTACCATTAAAACTTTAAGCCAGCTTAAAAGTATTATGTGATTATAAGTCAATGAGAACATTTTGGGATAAACAACCTGTTCCTCATGAGGGTGTGACATACGAGGCTGGTAAAGAAATTGAAAAAGAGAGAAAGATGGTCAATGAACCCATTGAACTCCCCGATGGATTTTCGTGGACAGAGCCATCTCTTCAAGAAGCACATAAACTTTTGAGTGAACACTATGTATGTGATGAAACATTTAAACTGAGCTATTCCCCCAATACTCTCAAATGGGCGAGTGAATTACCCGGTAAGGGTATTCGCCACACAGAAAGCGGAGAACTCATTGGTTACATCTCGGGCGCACCCATGAAAGTGAGGGTGTGCAACGATATTCTTGACATGGTTCAGATCAATTTCCTTTGTGTCCATCCCAAGTATAGGGACAAGGGATTTGCTCCAATACTTATCAGTGAAATCAAAAGAATTGCGAACACAAACAATATTTGGCAAGCAGTGTATACAGCGGTAACTAAAATACCAACACCCATAGTTAAGAGTACATATTGGCACAGATTCCTAAATATCAAGAGACTTGTCAAGACTGGATTCTACCAAACAGATCGTTTGAGGGAAAAATACTTTGAACTTCGTGGAACTTCACAATTTAGAAAGATGACTTCTAAAGATATTCCAAAAGTTACAATAATATTGAAAAAGTATTTTGAACAATTTAAAATTGCTCCAGTCATAAATAAAGATTGGGTAAAAAGATGGATACTTCCTATTAATTCTTATGTAAATGATGAGACCGAAGACTTTATCTCTTTCTATGAGATTCCATATGACCGAGTAGATAATGTGGACTCTGTGAAACAAGCATATGCGTTTTACATGGTCGGTGATGTTTACAATGACGCGTTTTTGATTGCTAGGAATTTGGGATATGATGTATTTAATACTCTAGACATTGGTCAATTGCGAACCGATCTCGAGAGACTTAAATTCCTAAAGGGGAGTGGTCATGTTTATTATTACCTATTCAATTGGCTTCCATCTTCTTCAATTGGTTCTGAAGATGTACAGCTCAAATTACCTTGAAGATTGAGTCGTTCGTTAATAAGTTTTACATACTCTTCATTGAGTTCAACACCAACAAATGGGAGACCGAGGTCTCTCGCCGCCACACATTCACTCCCAGATCCCGCAAATGGTACAAAGACAAAACCATTATCTGGATCTTGTCTACACGATCTCAACAATTTATCACATAATACAAGTGGTTTTTGAGTTGGGTGGTTTACTCTCTCATTTTTACCAGCACCACCCGCGAGTGCTGGAATCTTAATTACATCTCTTGGTAAAGCTCCACCTGGATGAGCTGTATAAGTTGTACTCTTTTCACCATTTGAAAATCTACCCTTGGTCGCTTTTCTCTCTTTTCCAGCCGCTCCTTTTATAAATCCATCGGTATATGGTTCTCTGACATCGTCTCGGTGAAATACTCTGTCTTCCTTCCAGAGAACGATTATACTTTCATGTGAACGTTGCCAAAAGTTGAGAGAAGGGACATTCTTATTTGTATAATGCCACACAAGCCAACGCCGATTTATATTTTGTGGAATACGAGCGAGAATGAGTGCAAGAATTTCACTAAAACCATAAATAAACATTGTACCATCTCGTCTCAGTATACGCAAACAACCCTCAATCCACTCATCGCACCACTTTAGGTATTCATCCATTGGTTGTTTATCACTTTTGTTTCCAAAGTCTTTACCAATATTATATGGTGGATCCGCAATAACAATCTGCGCACTTTCGTCATTTAGTGTCCTAAGTGTATCCAATACATCACCGTGGATAACTGTCATATCACATAAGCGAATTAAAGTTTTAAGTCGCTTGAGAAATATGTCATGTGTTATGATTAATCTCATTGTCACACCTGATGAAAATGTTAAAGTATATCTACAGGTTAAACCAAGTCTTCACGACTTTCTCGTGAATGTCGGGGGTTTGATTGGGGTGATTGAAAAAAATATTAAATCGTTTCATAATTTACTCTCTCAACCTATTACTGGAACTATATGGGAAGAGATCTTATCCAAATCTTTTACGGAAATTGGACACAATACGACATGGAAACCTGACAACTCTCATAAAGTTGGTGAAGATATGCGAATTATTTCACTTGAAAATTCAAGAATATCCTGTAAGTCTGGTGTCATCACACATAATAGAACTCACAAATTGGGTGAATGTGTACAGTTCAGTTCATCAAGAACTACAAGTTTCAAAACTTTGGAAGAAAAGTTACAACACTTGAGTAAAAGTCATTATGATTATCATTTCATGTTGTCAAAAAAAGATAAATTTGATGGAACCTACAAATTACTTATTATTAAGGCTGACAATTGTAATGTCGGTGATTTAGAGTGGGAGCCGAATAAAAACGGTAAACCTGATGATTATGTAACTAAAGTAGGTGGCCCATTCAAAGCTACTATAACTGGATCTATGAGTGGGCAACTATGGGTAACCTTACCCCTCACACGTGTAGAGTATATTTTTGACATTGAAGTTCCTAAGTAAAAGAAAAGACTCAAAATATTCATAAGATGGAAGAGATCCGCAAAAACCATAATAATGCCAAAAGGGAACTCATACAGTCTGTGACCCAAGAAGGTAATCAGATTTTGGATGTTGGTTGTGGTTTTGGCGGTGACCTTCAGAAGTGGCACAAGTGTGGTGCAAATATGAGTATGTGTGATCCAGAGCCAGCAGCCCTTGTGGAGGCTAAGTCTCGTGCAAAGAATATGCACATGCGGGTAAACTTCTATGAGGGAGACATACACGACTGTCCGAATAGGAAGTATGACATTGTGTGTTACAACTTTTCACTTCATTATATTTTTGCGTCACGAGACAAATTCTTTAGTTCAATTCGTGAAATCAAAAAGAGAATGAAACCTGGTGGGAGACTTGTGGGTATTATACCAGATTCAGAGAAAGTGACATTTAGAGTGCCCCTCAAAGATGATATGGGAAACTTCTTTCTCATGAAGACCCACGGTAATGGTGGCTACGGCGAAAAACTATTTGTAAACTTAGTGGACACCCCCTTCTACGCAGATGGACCTAGGTCTGAACCTATAGCCTACAAAGACCTTCTCATCACACACTTGGAAGCGATAGGATTTAGACTAGAACTTTGGGAAGGTCTCACGGGCAACCCAATCTCAGAACTTTATAGTAAATTTATCTTTGTATATAAGAGATGATCACATTCATTATACTAATTCTCATCAACTTGTTGATACTTTCTCAGACCAAGGAACCTCAACAACTCACCGAGGTGAAGGAAAAATATCGCGTTCTTCGTGAACACCTAACTTCCAATGGTCATGAGAAGTTTC